CTTTAGTTTGCTTCTTACTTTGTTTTTCTACATCTTCTATAGAATTTTTAACTTCTTTAAATTCTGTTTGTATTTCAATTAAAGATTTTTCTACACCAGAAACATCTACTTCTAACTCTATTGTTTTCTTAACAGCCATTTTCTTTTTAATTTATATTTACCTTTAGCTATCAATACATTCTCGTCTTTGCTCTTAGAATATTTTAATAATTCGATTATGCTATGTAACATATATATATAATAACTTTATTTTATTTTTTTAACAACTTGCATAATTAGATACTACACCGCTGCTACTTATTTGCGCTCTATAGTTATTTTCAAACTTATACCAGTCACCACCACCATTAAATTTCTCTGTAGTTTTTGCTTGACCTGCTGATACAGAATCTGTATATAAAACTGTATTGTTTCCAAGTGTAGTACCTGCAAAATACAATATTGTAGAAGGTGTACCGCTAGTACAAGCATCTGTAGCAGTTAAGTAACTACCTGATACTTTTATACCTGTTAATCCTGCAGTAGATGGATTTACACTATCATAATATAAATCTCCATTAGGGTAATTCCAATATAATCTTTCTAAATATCCGCTGCTATCCATTTGATAAAACCTGGTATACCTACCACCTGCGTGGTCAGCCCATTGTTGAGTTGACGTATTAAATGATTGTAATTTAGCTGCAAATATTTTAGCATCAGGGTACAGAGAATAATATATTCTATATGGATCTGACGAATGGTCTTGTTGAAAAGTACCTAAACCATATGTAGGTGTAGTTGTAAGGTTTTCATCAATATAAACTAAACTACCTGAACCAAATACTGAACCCGCTTGATATAAGTAATCTGTTGTGCTTAATGATTCTGCAAACACTGTAGTTAAGTCATAGAAGTTTGTTCCAGATACATAATCTGCAGTTATTCTTAATCTCCATACATTTAAGTTACAACTTTGTTCAGCACCTAAAGTTCCATTACCCCCTGATATTACGTTATATTTGTTTGGGTTTAATCTATAATTACCATCTGCTGCTAATCCTGATAATGTACCACTAGTGTTTGTTGTATATAATATCATTCCCGCTTGCCAAGTTGAAGTATATGAATAATAAGTAGTTGTTAATGATTGCACACACGCTGTAAAAGCACTAGTGTTGTAATGTGCGTTATATGAATATACTTGTTGTGGCGTATTTACTGTTTCGTATGCGCTAGATATTGTTGTTCCCGCACTATTAGTTGCTGATCCCCAATAATAGTAAGATGTATTAGGCGTTAATGATGTAAAATTATAAGATTTAACTCCTGTAGATGTAGTAGATATATTATAAAAAGTATTTCCTGCTGCATTATAAGCTGAACTATTAGTTCCCATCCATATTCCTGCGCTTGTTATACTTGCACCGTTATCATTTGTTATGTTTATGTTACCCGTAAAACTTGTAGATGTTACACTACTTTCTGTTTGTGTTTCTACTGAAGGCGCACTTGGTGCTGTAGTTGTTAAAACTGTTTCGTAAGTACTAGATACACCTTTTGTTGCGCTGTATTGATTTGTAGCTGTTCCCCAATAGTAATATGTAGTATTAGCTAATATACTTTCAGAACTTCCAAAGTCATAAGTTTTTATACCTGTAGAAGTAGGTGCGGGTGTTATATTATAATGTGGGTTATTAGTAGCTGCTGTGCTGTTAGTTCCCATATAGAATCCTGCTCCGTCAATAGTATCACCACCATCACTTGTAATTTCTAATCTAGCGGTAAAACCTGTATATGTTACATTTTGTTCTGTTAATGCGCTTACAGTTGGTGGCACAGGTGCTGATGGAGTTGTTAAACTTACAGTAGTACCTATTCCTTCTCCGTGTTCATTAATTGCGTAGGCAGTTACATAATAAGTTGTGTTACCTGAAACGCCAGATGTTTTGTTGTATAAATAACTACCTGTAGATGTTCCTGAAACAACTACTTTAGGGGTATTGTTTGTATATGTAGGGCTAGTTCCTATATAAAAACCTTTTTCAGTCACCGTACCGTTAGCTACATCTAAACTACCATTAGCTGTAAATGATTGATATGTTACATTTGAAGCTGAACTAGTCGTCATTGTAGGTGCTTGTGTAGGACAAGGTTGATAATTTGATACATAACCATTAGTATCTATTGTTCCATAATTACTACCTGGAAATGAGTGAAAGTTTCCTGATCCTGTATAACTAGTTGTTAAAGCTGAATCTGTAAATAGTTGTGTTGTATTACCTAATATTCCTGTATAATAAACTGTTGTATCTAATGTATATCCACAAGCAGTACTTGGTGTTGTACTATTAGATGCAGATATTGTTATACTAATTGAACCAACTCCTGATGATACTACTGCTTCACTACCATTTAATAATTCTAGTGATGATTCACCAGTTTGTAAGTTAGTTGTTATACTATTTATTCTATAAGTAAAATCACCTATTTGCAGTTCATCTGCTAAAGTATATTGTTGCAAGAAACTTAAAGGTAGTTTTGCTTTTATTTTTGTTAACCTTTCATTAAATCTAAATACATTAGTTATATATGAATTATAATATTTTTGAAATAATGTATCTGTATATGCAGAGCTATTATTCCATTCATTAATTTCTACATTAAAATGTATTGATTCAGGATAACCTGCTCCTGTGTTAAGTATTGCAGGCGTATTGCTTGGAATCCAATATGAAGATATACCTGTAGTAGTGTTTGTACTTCCACTATCATAACCATTTATTTCTTCAATAAAATTTATTTGTGTAGGACTTTCTCCTGTGTAAGCAACGGTAGAATATATGGGGTAATATATAACAGGTTTCCCTAAATAAGGTGCTTGTTTGTCATCCAATAAATGTCCTACCTGTAAACCTGTCGTTAGTTTCTCAAACTTCATATGCTGAAATGGTAGCATTATTTCATAAACAGTATTATTACTGTCTAAGGAACCATCATCATTATATGCTGCTGATCCCCAATCGGATTGAAACTGTTCTTTGTGATTCTTAGCTAGTATGTTATTAGTGTCCTCATACTTAAAATCTATTTCTCTATATGGTAGAGCTTTGTCTACAGATTTTGTTGTGCTATCTGTATATTCTGTTACATCTCTTAATGTACCTGAAGTATAATAACTATCTAAAGTGTCTACATAAATCTTTCCATCTTCTTTATATGCTGTAAGATTAAACATTTTAAAAAGCCCAGTTAAAAAATCTATAATTTTTATATCAGGTATATTGTTTCTAATTGTAAATGCTTGACTAGGTATCGTAAAACCTGAATCTACATTACCTGTAGTTATGCTAGTTGTTTGATATGTTCCAAATAATCCTATAAGATCAAATTTAAAATCTTGTACAACTACACCTGCATTATCGGCTCTAAATATTAATTCATATGTACCGTTACCTATACTAAAACTTCTTTGTCCGTTAGCATTAAAATTAAAAGTTGTTACAATAGTGTTAGATGATTTATCTCTTAAATCTACATATGCGTAACCTGTTATTGAGGTAAAGTTTACTGTTATTGCAAATTGAAATTGTTGTGAACTAGTTAAATTACGTATTGTAAAAATTTTAGTATCTAAAAATAAATTATTAGGGTGGTTGTTAGTTGCATTTGCATAACTTTTTAACGATTGTTTATTTGGTGTGTATGATGATCCAAACCCTTCTAATATTTTACCTGCATTTCTTTGACATAACATATACAAATTATAAAAACCTGTGTTAGTTGTATTAAAAAAATCATTACTAAATATTATTTGTTTGTTTCCTGCTGTGTCTTTTATAGAATTTTCTATTGCTTTTACTATAACATATAACCGTATGCTATAAACTAAATCTTTCCAATAGTAACCAGAATACTGTGCGCTATTGTTTGCTGCTAAATTACCTCCTGATATATTTATCTCTTGTTTAGTGTTATCCCAATAAGACGGTGTTGTGTTTACGTTGTCATAAAAACCTCTCATTGAATTACCTATTAAAGAAACTAATGTAGGTGTTGTATATGTTTCTCCATCTGATCCTACAATATTACCTGTTCCTGTACTAGATGTTAAACCACTTTTTACATTAGCAGCTGTAAATGTTAAATCGAATTCATCTAAAAAATCTAAGTCTTGTAATTTACGATCGCCTAATATTTCTTTTAAATCTAATTCACCAAAGAATGTAATTCTATATGTATCTGGTCTACCGTTTTTTAAATCTACACCTTCTAATCTTAATTTACCTTTTTGATATGGTAAACTATTTAATTCTATTTTTGCTATACTTTTCTTTCTAGCATCATACGAAAAATCTTGTGACTGTATAAAGTTTTGATAATGTTTAAAGAATTTATTATTTGTTTTACTAGCAGGTAAACTAAATGTTTTACTAAAGTTTGTAAATATTTTTCCAGGATCTTTTACGTCTTGTATCGTTTGTGTTAAAGATATTGTTTCATCTTTAAATAAATCTAACCTAGTGTAATTAGCATCACCAAATTGCTTAACATATAATTCAATATTATTCATTATCTAATATTACTTATCATATCAAAGGCATACTCTGCAGTAATTGTATATTGTACTACTTTATCGTTTACACCTGTTTTAAATGTTTGTTGTGTATCGGTTATATTGATTGGTACTGTTTGTTCTGATCCGCCTTCTACTTTTCTTATCCATACTTGCTCACTAACTAATAATTGTTTAATAGCTTCGTTTACATTGTCATAACTCATAGGTGGCGTATTTAGTATAAGTTTTTCATTAGCTAAAGTATTAAACTGTCTTATAGAGTGTTTTTGTTTATTATATTCAAAACTACTATTCCCTATGTTTCTTTTAAATGTAGTTTTATTTACATTAATGTTTTCTGTTGTTTTACCATTAAAATAAAAATCTTGTAAAGCACCATACTTATTTACAAATGTAACCTTATATGCTGTGTGTTTATTACAAACTCTATTTATTGTAAAGGTAGTTGATAATGTAGTTTTACTTATTGCTGAAGTACTAAACGTATCATATACTATTGCTGAAGTATTATAATCAAAATACGGTATTACTCCTGCAGTATTATCAGGATAATATAACTGTGTGTTGTCTTGTAATATTTCATCTTGTGTTACTGCTATTGTCTTAGCACTATTAGGCGGTGTATTTCCTGTACCTAAACCTTCCATAAATTCATAGTAACCATCTAAACCTTTGTGAGAAATACTAACTGGTGTTCCTACAGTACTAGGTGTGCTACCTGTGTTTATATCATCGACTGTTTCACTTTTAAATGTAAGTGTACCTGTTATTGAAATAGTCTGACTAGTGTAAGAATTGTTAAATGTTACATCTATATAATCTCTACATAGATCTGCTATCTCAAAAGCTACAGTTCCTGTTTCTTGACCACTTGTACCTGAAAGCACAGTATCTTTACTCATTTCAGATATTTGTGTACCATCTACCGATAATACAAGTGTAGCACTTTTAGCTACATCAGGATTGACATATGGTTGACTATGTGTTTCGTAATACGGACTTCTTAATAATATATTTGCCATTATATTTTTTTTATTAAACCTGCTTCTATCATACTGTCTATCATTTCAATTATCATATCATCACTAAATATGTTTTGTAGGTCTTGCGGTAATTTTTTAAACTCATTAACAAACGGTATAGTAAAAAAGTTGTTAGCCCTTATACCTTTTTCAAATATACTTCTAGCTAATACATATCCTATTTGTTTATAGTTACCTTTTGTAAATTTACCTTGTGGATCTCTAAACCTTATATTCTTTGCTTTTGCCCAGCCACTAAAAGCAGAACTAGGTGGTGGTTTACTTTTGAATGAAAACGGTGTATTCTTATTTACTCTATAATTACTTTTAGTACCCTTTACACCTTTATCTATGTAATCACCATAATCTTCCATAAACAATCCATATGCTAAACTATTTTTATTTTCAAATAGCTTTTTATATTGTATGCTATTGTATAATTTTCTTGTGTTGTTTATAGGTCGCTTTTTTCTTTGTAGCTTTGTACCTTTGCTAAGATTCTGTCTAGCTTGTTTCTTAACAGCTTTAAAGAACTCATCTAACCTTGCATTAAACTTATCTGAAAATACTAACATATATATTGATCATTAGGTAATTCTATTTCTAAGTCTGCATTCCACCCTGCTAAGTTATTTTCAAACCTATCTACAAATGGTTCACAAGTAGGATCGTTAGTTAACTTATAACCTGTTGTGTGTAGGTCTCCAAATCTTAATGTTTGTATTAATTTATTTAATACGCCTAACTGTGTGTTAAGTATATCTTGTTCATCTGTATTCTTTCTAAACTTATCTGTTTCTTCTTCTTTACTAGTATCTTTAATATCCATTACAAGTACTGTAATATTATATATAAGTGTTTGTTGTGTTGATACTACGTTGTTTACTATAAAATGTGCTAGAGGAAATATAGTTTGTTTACCTAAGTCTACATCAGATACATCGCCTATTGTAACTGTTTTAGTTATATTGTTGTTTAATAGTGAACTTTCTAGCGCTTCGCTAAGTAAGTAATATGATCTAATGGCTACGTTTGCTGGCATTTCTTTTTAATTCTGCTTGTTCTACTTCGTTCTTTTCTTTAATATATAATAATACATTTAATGACTTTAATAATTTTTCTTGAGTGATATTTTCGAATTCAGTAATACGTCCTTGAGCGAGTTCGTAAATTGCTGAATACCACCCCCATCGCTTAGAAAACTGTGCTGACCTTCCGTAAGGTTGCTCAACTGTTCCTCCGTCAAATAATCCATCATATTGCTTGATAACTCGATCCCTAAATTGTAAAAAAAAACCACCGCACTAAAACATATATCTAAAGGCATATCTTTCATTACTTCGGTTTCCTTACCATCGTATTCTTCTATATTGTATTTATCTCTATGTGCAGCAGCAACTGGTCTATATAATACGCTCATTGCTTTATGCATATTATCCCAGTCTTGCATATAGTTTTCTATGTCTACATATTCACCTAATGATATATCTTCTAATACAGGTATAAACCCATATGCTATATCATCCATCTCAAAGCGATTTATTAAGTCAGGTTTTATTTCTAATAGCTCGTTTAGTATTTTTATTATTTCGTTCATATCTGTAATCTTAATTTTAAAAGTATCTTTAAGATCTATGCCACAAAATATCTCAATCATCTTTTGTGCTACAAACGTACCATCACCGTTATCTTTTTGTATTTTAATAAACTTCTGATATTGACCTAATGTCAGCTCGTTTAAATCCGTTGGCACATTAATAGAAAGTTTCATAATAATATAATAACAAATTTAACTTTTTTTCACAAAAAAAGGGAGCCATCTTCTAACTCCCTATATAAACCAATTAATATGAAAAATATTCTGAAAAAAGAATTATGAAGATGTAAGTTGTTCTTTTATTATTTTAAAGTTAATATTGTCTTTCTGTAATTCAAAGTGTTCGTGCTTTGATGGATAACTAAAAGCATCCTGTATAAACAAGTCCTCTAGTTGTGATGTATCTAATGTTTTAAGGAAATCTAAGTCGTATTGACCAAACACCTGGTTTAAAGCTATCATAGTATCTCTAAATGATTTTGCTTCCATTATTTACCGTATTTTTCTTTCATTCTCATCTCCCATAAAGCATATTGATCTACACCAAAATGATATAATGCTAACACAGTAGCAAATACTCCTATAACTGCAAATATGTTTATTATTATTTCCATTATAGATTAGTAATTATATTATCTAATACTACAAGTAATATAGCAGCAAACCATATAACTAATACGTATGATATGTTTAATAATTTTTGTTTCATACCTCTAAATTAATAACTATGTTACAATTATCAAAATTATTTAATAACTTTTTTTTATTTATATTTGAATTATGAAAATAACTAAAACAAAATTGACTACGAATGCAGCTAGAGATTCATTCTTACTCTTATGGTTTGTAGACAATAGATTAAAGTCTAAAGTATTTACTAGCGAACAAGAAGCTCTAGATTATCAAGACTTGTTATTAGGTACTAACGAATAGCATACTTACCATAGTTAGGTTTGCTCATTAAACTATAGGTTGCATATCTGGTTGCATCAGGTAAGTGATCAGCACCATCATTAGGTATGTTTGTTAACCTATTAGCTTTATCTTTCTTCCACCTATAATCTCTAAACTCTTTTATAGCATTTACAGATGTTTCTGTAATATGTAGTTTGTATCGCTTTAATAGATCTATACCAGCCATAATACTATTCTGTCCTTTAACACTTGGTCTTATATTGTTTCCCATTCTTCTAAGCTCGTCTATTAAACGTACTTCTGCTGAATCACCAAAGCATAGCTTATTGTCTTTATTATGCTCTAGAAAGAATCTATGTATGTCTGCTGTAGTCATCATAGTTCTATAAAGTAATTCATTAATATATAAGTTGTGATCTTTCTGATATACCTCTACTGCACAAGTAGGATCATTTGTATAACCAAAGTCCATACCTATAGATAAGAACTTAGCATCCTCTGGTATTTTATTTATTGTACTAAAGCTAAATATCTGTGTTCTTGATAGCGCTCTTTCACCTAAACCAAATACTTGCCAATATTCATCATCAGTTTCTTTTAGTCTTTCTAATTCGTGTACAAGCGTTTTATCTATAAATGGATTGTCTTTATATGTAGTCTTATAAAACACAGCATCATCTCTAGTTTCTACTTTATCATATATCCAATGGTTTGCTTCACTAGGGTTATAATCTATTATTATCTGTCCTTCTGTTCTAAATATTAATTGTTGCCAACTATCCCAATCTATTTCATTACACTCATTAACAAATAATAAATTTCTTTTTCTACCACGTATCTTAGCAGGTTGATCTAATGATATAAACTCTATAGTATTGTTGTTTAGATAGTATTCGCTATTACTCTTATTATGGTCTTTCTCACTATATAATTCATAGTTCTTTAGTATATCTAAAAAGTCACGCATAACTGTCCCACGCAAACTTGGGAAAGTCTTACGACATATAGTAACAATATGATTTTGATTTTGAAAGCAGTAATCAAATATTATCCACACTAAAAGGTTAAAGGTTTTACCAGACCTACTTCCTCCCTGCTCTATTAGTATCTTCTTATCTGATCTATGAAATTTATAAGCGTGGTTAAATATAACATTAGTCTGTACTTGATTCATTATCTTTCACAACTACTTCAAATAAAGGTGTGTCTTGGTTTAGTGTTATGTCTTGTGTTTCTCTAGGTTTACCATAATAGTAATTAGCAAATAGTTGTGCAAACTTATAATCACCTTTCTTTAGACCATCGTGTAGTACTTGTATAAATAAATCTTCCATAGGTGATAGTTTGTCTAATAACTTAAACTCATCTGCTTTAGACTTTCTACCTGATCCATCTCTTTTACCTCCCCAACTCATAATTAATTTCTTTTACCTTGTCCTCTATATTTCTTTTTATATCCTGTTTGATTACGACTTGCATTCTTAGAATGTACACCAGGTCTTTTCTTTTTAGGTTTAAATATATAGTTACTTATTACTTTTCTTGCCACTTGAAAAAACTTGATTAATCAAATATATAATACTTTTTTTA